CTTCAGATAGCAACCATACAATTCCCATGTTTCCAGCACAATCGGTGTGGCCCCGCCGTTGCCGCCATCTAGTACTTCGAAACGTGTGGTAAACTTGTAGTCAATCCCAGAAGCAGCCGAAGCCATTTCCAGAAAGTCCATCTGCTTCTGTACTTGTTCGCCCACCAGTCTGCTGACAGCACCTGACGCATCATCACGTAGATTGCATGTGATCTCAGCCCATTTGCCCTTGCCTGCTAGATGCAGTGTGCTATTGTAGATTGGTATCTCAATGTCATCAAACGTCATGGTAGGTCGTTTGAAGTCTATTACCTGCTTGGTCAATTCTGTTCGTGGTGTACTGACACCAAAGTTTTCAAATATTACTCGGAAGCGATATTTGAGTTTGGGCATGAGCAAGCCTTGGTTGCTCGCGCTTTGATCGCTTGCCAAGGGCACTGTCATTCGTGTTAATGATGCAACGGCCATATTTGTAATCTCCTATGCAGTTATTTACCTCAGTTGAGGCCAAAAAAAATGGGGTGTTGCCACCCCATTTCTTAGTCTAACGATATGTTAAACAGTGGTTGCTGTGGCCACAGAGCCTGCAGCAATTTCGCCTGTGTTCTTGAGACGCAGAGGAATGTAGATGAATTCCACAGATTTCACAGGTTCAATAGCAATATCAACCCAGAGCTCGTTGGCATCAATTCTGGCAGGCGTGTTGTTGGAATCATCACACACCACCAAGAAGTCATAGATACCACGCTTGGCCACCAGGTCAATACACAAGCTGTTGATGGCATTGGATATTTCGTTTCTGGTGATCTGATCGTTGGGTTCAAACAAGAACTGCTTGCCAATTTCTTCCAATCTGCCACGCATGAATGACACCAGTCGGGCCACATTGATACGATCCAGAGCACTGGCAGTACTGTAAATGGTCTTGTTACCAAAGTTGGTAATACCAACACCAGGAATAAACGTGATTGGATTGATACGATTCAAGTATTCAATGTCACGCAGGCCTTGATTGTTGCCAATGGTCACAAACTCTCCAGTTTGACTGTTGATGTAACCAATGGTGGCTGCATTGTCAATCACACCGCGACGTGTACCAGCCGGTGCCAACCACGGATAGCTCACTTCGTCGCTGCGAATTATTGTGCGTACCATCATGTGACTAGGTGCTGTTACAACTGTGCTTCCGCCTAGGTCGGTGGTTTGGCAGCTGGGATAGAACACCGCCGCATAAGGCGTACTGGTAGTCAGGCCATCGCCAGCAAATGTGCCAAGACCGCTGTTGTTTGTGGCCCAAGCCACCAGTTCAGTACCGCTGCCGCCCAGTCGCATGGGAGTGTCACCCACAACAAAACAGGTGTTGTTGCGCTCATTGCTGAGAGCAGACATGTTGATAATCAATTCTGGATATGCAGTACATGCCAAGAGATTGAACACCGCTTGTTCTTCACGAATTGTGATGCTGGTATCAATACCGGACTTGAGTGCTGCCACAACCAATGCACGTTGCGCCAGTCGACCCATGTTAGGTGCGCCATCTGCTCTGTTACCAGATGCTGTGACCCAAGAGTTGGTTACCAGCAGATCCCAGTACGCAGTCTGTGTGGCAGGATTCTGATTGGTACCAGCTTGAATGGCCACATACAGAACTGCATTATACAACACTGCATCTCCCACATCATAGCTGGTGCTGTTGCTCCAGGTTGAGTAGGTAAAATCAGCAGCATTAAAGTAGTTGACCTGGAAGCTCTTGACATTGAAGCCGGAACGACGTGTGTTGAACAACAACATGCCTGTGGGATACAGTGCAGAATCAGGTGCATCAACGTCTAGATAATTGCTGGTCAACAGGCTCACAATTGTGGGCAGATTACCTGTGATTGGATCCACAATACCTGTGGGACTCCAACGAGCATCTGCAAATAACACACCATTCTCAGTAGTTTGGTCAGTGTTGTCGACCAGGACCCATTGATCCACGCCGTCAACATTTTGCCAACGTTTGATCACAGGATAAATTTCAAGATCACTAGTGTCAATCCAGAGATCACCATACACCAACGCAGTGGCATCACTTTGTGTGGTAGGTGCTGTGGCAGAGATTTGTGGTCCTGCTGGATCAGTTAGAGAAAGATTGTCGCCACGAACGTCATTGGTTTCGTTTCGGTATCCGACCCATCCTGTTCCACTCTGAATCATGATATCAACTTGGCTAGTGGTAGAATAATACCAGTAACGGCCGTCAGCAGGGTCTTGATCCGGAGCTGTTGCGCTGGCAGTGTAATCCAGTGCTTCCCATGCACTGAGCAACAGAGTAGGTTCGTTGTTTATAACAGAACTACGGCAACCAGTGGTGGCAGTAGTAAAACCAGCGTTGCTCAAAGCAGTGCCAGCACCCACATTGTCCAGCACAATTACACCACCAATGCTTTGTGTGAACACAATGGCACCAGTTGAATCTACTGCTGCACTAACACCTGGAACACCAGCAGAACTTACCGCAGTAATAAATGCCGCAGCAGTAGTTCCACTAATGGTAGCTGTCACAGCAGTAGTCAAACTGGTTGAATTTGCCACCGATGTTTGAATAGTAAATTGATTACCATTGGTAAATGTAGGTGTGGTTGTGCTACCTGTTATCACAGTGGCTCCTTGAGACACACGCTCAAATACCTGCAGAGTATAAGTGTTGTTGTAGGGATATGCCACAACTCCGCTGTCTTCTGGGTCAACGTTATATTGTGTATATGTTGTGCCAACAGCAATATTTTTACCTCCACCGGTGGAATCCAGAGTTGCATTGGCACTCCAGTCATTGGCATATACAGCAGAAGATTGTTGTACAAATGCACCTAGTGCAGTACTGTATTTTTTCACAACCATTGAGGTTCCAAGATTGCTGCTGGTAATTTTGTTCCAGACGCTGCCTGTGGGTCTAGGTTGATCGTCTGTGGTTCTCCAACGTGGCACCGTGAAGTTGGCACTTTGCTGCAGAGTAGGAGCATAATTGGCCGTGTCGGCAGTGATGCCCAGGGTAGTTAGCAAACCTGCTGTGGAACCTGCTGAGTTAACAACAACAATACCGTCGTCGGCTGTGGAATTGTCCGCTGTGGCACTGGCATTGGCAAATAAACACAGTTTGTTGTCAATCACAGCTGAGTAAACACCCAGGATGTTGGCAGTATTGATAGCTGCACTAAGACCAGCAACATCATTGTTGGGGGAAACAGGAACAACTACACTAGTACCATTGATCACAATAGTATTGCTAGCAGTTAAATCAGCTGTTACAGCATTGGCACCTGTCAGGGTTGGCCAGCTCAGTTTCCAATCATTGGACCCAACCAGGACCCAGGTATTGTACAAGTCGGACAATTCGGTAGCAGTAGTTTGAGTTGTGGCTGCTGCCCCATTTTTGTAGTATATAGGATTGGCTGTGTTGGTTGCAACCACAGCGTAATCGCCAATGCTGCCGTAATCTTGCGAAGGAACTCCGCTGGTAAGATCTGCGGTGCTGGTAATAACCAAGGGCACTTGATTGCTAAACGCACCAGTGGTCAGATTCCATTCAAATGCGCCCCAGATGGTGTTGGCAGTGTCTAACCAGAATGTGCCATCATTGGGTTCGCCTGTGGGACGGACCAGACTGGCGGTGAGCTCAGAAAGATCAATGTCCACACGCTGAACATACGCACGATTGGTAATACCCAGTGCAGAGTATGCAGCCAACAAACCATATTCGTTGAGCTCGTAACCATTGATTGGTGTACCCACTGTGGTTTTGTAGAAAAACGGATTGCCAAATGTAGCTGATAGATCACGTTGACTAGTGACCAAATAAACTTTATTTGCGTTGGCAGCTAATGTGCCAGCTGCAACACCCACGCCAGAACCTGAAACTTTGTTTTGCGCCGTGGCGATCAACATGTAAGGTACTGAGTTTGTGGCTGCAGGAATGTAATTTGTTTCGTCAATTACAGTGACTTGAACTCCGGGTGATGTTAGTGCCATTTTGGCTCCTTTAAAAACTTATGTAGATATTTATCGGATGATGACAAAACCAGTGGTGTTGCGTTGCCCTTTGCAAAGGTTTGTGTGGTAAATACCAGTATGAGACCTGTATGTGCTGCTTGTAACCAACGCTCTGTAGCTGTGAACTACACCCGCGAAGATGTTGTACACTATCGAACCAAATGCGATCACTGCATCAGAAGAAACAAAAAAATAAAACCACCCGAAGCCCTGTGGAAGAAGGCAGGCTACAAGAAAAAAGCCACATGCGATAGATGCAGCTTTAGATCACGATACGCTGGTCAGTTGCTGGTGTGTCACATGGACGGAAACATGCGCAATGTGTCCTTGAACAATTTACGCACAGTTTGTTTGAACTGCATGGAGGAAGTAAAGCGGCTTGATATACCGTGGGTTCCCAACCAGCTTCAGGCCGATCGTTGAGTTACCAACTGCTGCACCTGTTCATACAAGTGATCTAGACTGGAATTGTTGTCCAGCACGGCATCAAAATTGGTGCCGGCCCAGGCATATTCGCTGGCATGAATTTTACTACGTTCCAGCTTGCCTTTGCTGATACTCCAGCTAGAGTTGCCGTCGGGTCCGTGATTTACACTGACTGCTGCATCATACCAGGCAGGTTCAGGTCCACGGATCACACGCACCACAATGCCGCCTGCTGCCTTGATTGACTTGATTTCGTTGGGGAAGCGGCAATCACTGATCACAATATCGTCTGTGGAGTTACGCAGTTTGTTTTCCAAGCTGGCAATCCAGATATCGTCGTGAAACCCTTGACGGCAAACTTCTGTGCCCCAATATTGCAGCACCCAACGTGGAGTTAGTTTGGGCAGTTTTAAACGTTCTGCCCACCAAGGATCCACTTGATCCCGCCATTCGCGGGCTTGTTTTGTGCGTCCTTCCAGCAGTTCTCTGTTCCAGCCAAACACATGGCTCACAGCGTCCTTGAGTGTGTTGGCAAAACTTTCTCTACGGAATTGATGTATGTTAACAAGATAATCTGCAATGGTATCTTTACCGCTACCTATGAATCCCACAACTCCTATGATCATTTTAGTTCCTTTACGTCAAGATGTTTCAGTGTGGCTTGCAGCATGTCAATTTGGCGGCGACAATCCTCCAGCGCATGATGACTGGTAGCCGGACGGGGCAGCTCGGGCCACAAACTATATATGGTACGACTGTCGCGGACCACGTAAAATTGCCACGGGATAGGCTTGTTGTAGCTCTTGTAGGCATGCTCAATGATGTTCATGTCATATGTGGGACCGTTGGCCCAGATCAATCGGCTTTGCCAGATAAACTTGGCCAGTTCATCCAAGGCCTGGTCCAGAGGGATACGATCTTGTTCGTTGAATGCTTCGTCCCGGGCTGCTGCTGGTTGGGTGGCCCACCAGTCTATGGTTCCTTGCTGGATGCTACGAGCCTCTTGACTTTCTAGATCAATTCTAGCATAGTAATGCCGTTCGTGATAGCCTGTGCCCAGCGGGTCAAAACTCTGAGCTGCAATAGTCAGGATTGTGGTATCTGGGCCGGTGCCTAGTCCTTCAATATCGATCATTAAGTCTGCCATATGATCAGTATAACACAGAGTGGCCGATGCCACAAGAGATAGTTTAGCCGATAACGAATGTTAATGGTTGAGAAGCATCCACATACAGTTTGAGCTCTTCGATGCACTTGTCCATTTGTGCCTGTGCTTCGGCCTTCATTGCTGCACCATTGAGAGTGCCGCCACCGTTTGGTCCGGCAATCGTGCCAAATTTCTCACGGGCTTCACCAATGATCATCTTGCTGGCTGCTACCATGTAGTCCTTGATCCATTGTTGGATCTGGAAGTCGCCCAACAGCTGAATTTCGGGCTTGAGATTGTAGGTCCACAACAAGACCACTTCGCCATAACCGGTTGGACTGCGGATAAGTTGCAGTTTCTTGGTAACAGGATTCCAGGTGTAGTTTATAAAGCCGCCAAACATTCGAGCTGCCAATTCCACATACTGGGTATAGAAATCGTAGGTGGCCAAGCCGCCTGATTGGTTGAAGTTGATCAGATACACATTCATCTGTGCCTGACTAAACGGATCAAAATTAGAACCTGTTGGGCCCGAAGCAATACCAAAACTGCGTCGGAAAATCTGTCTAACGCTCTGCACTTCTTGTGGCAAGGTATAGATGTTCTGCTGATTTACCAACTGCATAAAGCTGTAGCTTTCTTCGTAGGCATTGTTGGCCCGTTGGCGATAGGTGCCAACGGTTCTTTGATATGCTGCTTCTAGATGAGCAGGATCAAGTTCAAGGTCAATGATTTGATGGCCCAGTTGTAGGCGCACATACTCAAAGAGATTGGTTTTTAGCGTGATTAAATCAATAGATTGTTGTTCGACCATTAGGGGCTCCGTGCCCTATATTTAGTCTTTTACCATGCCTTCAGTATAACCAGGTTCTCAGTTCCACGTCCGTTGAACTGTGTCTCTGTGGTGGTTAGATCTTTGTAGATCTTTCTAGCAGCAGGCTTGCCTGCTGCCTGCATGGCCCGCACAATGTCAGCGGGTTTGCGCACAGTTTTCTGTACACTTTCTGCTGTGCTAAAGCCAATGATACTGTTGCTCTTGATAGTGAATGTGCCCACATGCGAGTCTGCTACCACATGAATCAGTTTGCGTTTTTTGCTGTCATACAGCCAGGCTTCGCTCTTGTCCACCAGGTTTGCAGGAGCAAGCCCTTTGATTTTGAGATCCACAATTTCTGCCTGGAACTTGAACTTGGCTGCACGTTTTTCTGGGCTGATGGCCTTGGCCTTGCGTGGCTTGCGATCAACCTTCTTGATCTGCACGTAGGCACCACAGTCATTGATTACTGCTTCGCAAAACTTCACAATGCCGCGCATCTGAATCTTGCTAAAGTTGCTGTAGCCTTCTGCCAACTGTGCATCTTTGCCGCTGATCACAGTTTCGAATTCTACCAGTTTGCGTTTCCAGTCCACAGCAATTTCGTTCACCATTTGTGGTGCTACATTTTTGCCACGTATGACGGTAATGGGCTTGATGTCTGCACTCATCTTGGCACCAGACACCACAAAGTCATCAAACAAGCCTTCTAGCTCGCCGGCACATTCGCTAAGTTTTTCTCGCAGTCGATCCTGGATTGTTTGGCGAGCCGGGGCTGTGTCTGTTTTTTCTACTTCAGCTTGTTGAGTGGTGCCTAGGGTTTCTGCCAACATGTTGTCTAGTTGGATCTGTTCTGCTTCAGTCAAGTCCAGCCCCACCTGGCTCATTCGACACATCCAGCCTGTGGTTAGTCTCAGTGCAGAATCAGGAACACCGCGAAGCAGTCGCACATCGTTCTTGCGGCCGTGAGTTTCCAAATAGCTCACTACCATGTCTCTGGCATCTTTTTTGCCATAAAAGTAATTGTACCAGCTAAAAGCCTTGGTCAACTGACTTATTCTATCATAAATGGGCTGTACACGCCAGGTAGGCTCATCGCCCATAAATTTGGTATCGGCGCTGCGTGGGTTTAATGGACGCACAGTTGCGCGAGCTGTTTGAGCAGTGGCAGTGGTTTTCATGGTACTCCTTACTAATGCAGTAATTATAACACAAACAGGATTATTGGTCAACTGACCCATAAATACATTACCATGCCCAGATTATCACTATACAAACCCAATCGCTCAGCCGACTATCAGTTTTTTGACAGAACAATAGCCGAAATGTATCAGGTGGGCGGAGCCGACGTGTATCTGCACAAATATCTGGGTCCAGCCACAGGCGACAACGGAGGCAATCCGGATGCTACCTTGCCCAAATACGACACACTGAATCCGTTGTTTATTGAAGACCTGTTGTTGTTGGAAAATCGAGATAGAAAATACGATCAAGACATCTATGTCATGCGTGGTGTTTATCGAGCACAAGATATAGATTTTGATCTTACACAATTTGGCCTGTTCCTGAACAACGACACCTTGTTTATCACGTTTCATTACAACCGCATGATAGACACAGTGGGTCGCAAACTCATGAGTGGCGACGTGCTGGAATTGCCCAGTTTGCGCGACTACAATCCTTTGAACAGTGACATACCTCGAGCCCTGCCCAAGTGGTATGTGATCCAGGATGCATCGTTTGCCAGTGAAGGCTTTAGCCAAACCTGGCTGCCGCACCTGTGGCGGGTGAAGGCCACACCCATGGTCAATGCTCAAGAGTACAACGACATTACCAAGCAGCCGTTTGAACCCAACAACATCTGGGATCCAGGCAATTTTTATCCAGGCGGAACAACTGTGTTATACGGCGACAAATATTACATATCAAACAAAAACGTTCCTCCGGGCACAGAGATAACCAATGCAGAATACTGGACTGAAAAAACCAATCCCATCAGCATTGCTGATTGGCAAAGCACAAGACCCAAGGATCTGGAACTGAATGATGCTATTCTGGTTCAGGCCGAAGCAGAAGTTCCCAAGTCAGGATTTGACGTGGTTAAATTTTACATTGTGGCTACAAATTCAGATGGCACACCTGCCAACCCTGAGTCAGCAACCTACACCGCAGATTACACCATCACAGATGCCAGCCGCACTGTGGCCAACGATGGCAATACCCCAACTGGGGATGGCTACACTGCTGGATATCTAACTGGTGACGGCAAAGCGCCCAACGGATTGCCTGTGACTGCTGGAGTTAATTTTCCGCCTGCACCAGTGGCTGGACAGTTTGCTCTGCGTTTGGACTATTTTCCCAATCGCTTGTTTAGATTCAACGGCACCAGCTGGATCAAGATTGAAAGTGATGTACGCACCAATCTCACACCAGGTGCCAACAACAATACTTTACGGTCGGGCTTTGTGAACAATACATACACTGTGAACTCCACTGATCTTGGCAACATACCTAGTCGTCAGAGTCTGAGTCAGGCTCTGATACCTGATGCTGTCAACGGTGACGATGGCGGTAATAAAACTGCAAATCCCTATCCGGCCACACAACCATATCAGAAGTCCAGTTAACCAGGTACAATTCAATGAGTCAAATGTTTTTTTTCGACGAACAGATACGTAGATATCTGTTGCAATTCACTCGCATGTTTAGCTTGTTTGAAGTTGAGTACGGACGCGACGAGCAAGGCATCAAGGATCTGGTGCGTGTGCCTATACGCTACGGTGATGCCAGTCGTCAGGCACAGACAATTATACAACAGAACTCTGCCAACTCGCTGCCATCTGCTCCCTTGATGACTTTTCACATCACAGGCCTGGACTATGATCGTCCCAGAATGCAAGAACCCTATCATGTGAACAAAATGATGGTTCGTCAGAGATCATATGATCCTGGCACAGAAACATATGAAACTACACAGGGCAATGCGTTTCAAATTGAACGCCTGATGCCGGTGCCCTACAAGTTGACAATCAACCTAGATATATGGACCACAAACACCAATCAAAAGATGCAGTTGTTTGAGCAAATTGCTACCTTGTTCAATCCTTCCTTGGAAATACAGGCCACAGACAACTATATTGACTGGACTAGTCTTACCACATGTGATCTTGAGCGTGTGAACTGGAGTTCAAGAGTCATTCCTATGAACACAGAAAATCCTATAGACGTCATGACACTGACATTTAGTCTACCAATCTGGATATCAAGTCCGGCCAAGGTCAAGAAACTGGGTGTTGTAGAACGTGTGATTGCGTCTATTTTTGATGCCAATGGCGATGCCAACAATGCCCTGCTGGACAACGACCTGTTGCTGGGCACCAGAGTCAAGGTCACTCCTTATAGTTATCAGGTGCTGCTGTTGGATGGACAACTGCAGGTGTTGCAGCCTGCGCAGGTTGTGAATCCTGACCGACTGAGTCTTGCATCGTTCACATTTCCTGTAGTGGAAAATCCACAAATCACATGGCCAGCAGTGGTCAGTGCGTATGGAGTTCTTAGACCCGGCATCAGTTACATCACTTTAGACAATCCCTGGGCACCTGATTCCAGTATTGTGGGCACTGTTGCAGTGAATCCTGCAGATGATCGATTGTTGATCTTCAACATTGATCCTGACACTGCACCACAAAACACTCTGGATCCTGTGAACTCTGTGGTGAATCCCTTAACTGCTGCTCCTGGAGATGGCTTGCCTGCTGCGGCTACAGGACAACGATACCTGCTGACTGAGAGTACTGGCAGTGCTGCCAACGTGGGCACCAATCCCACTGCCTGGAGTGGATCCGGGGCTCAGCCCTTGATTGCCAACAGCGGCGACATTGTGGAATACAATGGTGCAAGATGGATCATAGCATTTGACAGTCAAAACGACGTTGGTGCTCAGTACGTGGTCAACCTGACCACAGGTATCCAGTACTACTGGGACAACGTGAAATGGGTCAAGAGCATTGACGGCCTGTACGCAGGAGGAGCATGGAACCTCATATTGTGAAAGCAGTGGGGGTATGGTTTTTTTGTCCTGCCACACACCGATATCTGTATCTACTGCGCAACGATCCCAAGTATCCTGACACCTGGGGGCTGGCGGGTGGCAAGGTGGAATACGGTGAAACACTAATTGCAGCAGTGGAACGAGAGTGTTCGGAAGAACTGGGTGCCATGCCCGAATACAAACAACTGATTCCCATTGAAAAATTCACATCGCCGGATTCAGCGTTTGAATATCACACCTTTTGGTGTCGTGTGGAACAGGAGTTTGTGCCTGAATTAAATCATGAACATGTGGGCTATGCCTGGATCAGCACAGGACGCTGGCCTAGGCCGCTACATCCTGGATTGTGGAACACTGTGAATCTAGACGCTGTGCAGCAAAAAATTCGTCAGATTGAACAGACTTTGTAGTCTTGTTTTACAAATCCTTGATATTTGTATTATAGATTGTTTTTTCCAGGAATTCTTTATGAGTGGGCAAAGCCGCAACAATCTTTTGTATCTGTTGTTGATGCTCTTGCCACTTCTGATATACTGCGGTTTCGTATCCAGGTATTTCTTTAAATTTACGATCTAAGAAATCTTTAAGAGCCGGATCCATTGGATTATAGCCCATACCAGCGGCAATATACATGATCCCGCCCAGTTCCGTGGAATAAATTCTAGAACGATGCTGTGCGTTGGCTATATCGTTGTAGGAGTTGTACATGCTGGGAGTGAAATCAGTCATTGGACGACTGTATGTTATATCGCTTGTGGCTGCTTTCCAGTACGGAGTATCATTTCTCATGCTCATTGCATAGTGTTGACTGATAAAATGTTTGAATCCACTGATTTGTTCATAGAATGCATGATTAAATAAATCAACATCAAATTGAGTAACTGTGCCATTGCGCATACTCAGCATTGCAATTATTTTGACAATTGCTTCGTGAGTCAACATTAATCCAGTTGATTCTAACGGTTCAATAAATCCATTGGCCAAGCCCACACCCACTACATTCTTTTCCCAAGCATGAGTATGTACGCCATGTTTTATTTTTATGTGTCTAAGTTCAGCAGCATCTGCCCGAGCGGCATCAGGAAACAACATACGGTTAGACTTTAGATGTTTTCTAAATTGCTGTTCTGCTTGCTCTTTGGTGGCAAATTTACTGGAGTAAACATATCCAGTTCCAATTCTGTTCCACAACGGAATATTCCAAACCCAACCTGCTTCAATTGCAGTGCAACTGGTATAATTTTCTAATTCTTTGTTTTTGTCAATGTAAGGAATAACTGTGGCAACTGCGCTGTCGTTCAACAAGGTGTCGTTAAATGATACAAAAGGAACGCCAAGTTTTTGTTCCAGCAACAACGATTTAAATCCTGTGCAATCGATATACAAGTCGGCAGTCAGTGTGCCAGATGCCCGAGTAACAATGCCACTAATACTGCCATTGGTATCTTGTGTAGCATCAACCACAGTGTCTACTATGTGAGTCATTCCGTTAGGTAAACACAAATTATCTCTAAGATATGTACCAAACAACGATGCATCCATATGGTATGCAGTGTCTGTTGCAAAATCAAATTCGCGCAGCTCACTATTTTCATTACGGGTCATCTTTCCTGCATCAGTCATTAGAACACTATCGTGATAAAATTCAGCAAAGTTTTCTGAGTTGATACCTGGGTACTTGGTTTTTATCAAAAACCAGTCCATTAGTAATCGAGGCTTGTCAGTAAAGTCATATCTGCCAAACGGATAATGAAACTTGTGCGGTTTTTCTTGGGGATTTTCTCTAAAGTCAATAAACTTGATACTGGTTTTGTAGGTTGCATTGCAAGCTGCCATCCAGTCTTCGTCTTTGATTTCCAACAACTGCATGAACTGATTGATATGCCCAATTGTGCTTTCTCCAACACCAATGGTTGGTATCTCCGGACTTTCGACCAGTGTTAATTTTATGTTGGGCAGGCGGCGGCAAATTGCCGCGGCGGTCATCCATCCTGAACTGCCGCCGCCAACAATTACGATAGATTTAATATTGTGATGCATGATTAGATATAGTTTACTGTGATTACCAAGCGTCTGTCATGATTTCGTGGCTTGGTGCTGGCATGGAATCTTGTTCCATTAAAAATACAAACCCTACCCTTTTTAGGTGCTGTACTAGCTACTGTTGTAAATGTTGTACGATCAGTATATTCTTTTATGGTCTTGTCAGTTATCTCTGGACCAATTTCGTCCAGGTGTTGGTCAAACAATACCGTATCACCGTCGCTGTCATTTACATAATAGCATGCGGTGTAATGTGGCCACAAAAAATCCACGTGCGGAGTATTGTGTGAATAGGTCACGTCCGATACCTTGGATAAAAATCCAATCCTGATACGAAACAACTGAGTCAGTAGATGACCGTTTGCTTCTGCAATACTGTAGACCAAGGGCTTGATAAATGAATACCACTCAGAGGGAGGTGTTCCGTGATCGTATGCCACATGGGCTAGGCCTGAGTTGCTACCGTATCCTGGAGTCGTAACGTCATTGATATAGTACCATGGAAATTCTCGTCGCAGTAGATCAGATTCAATTTGATCCGTGTATCCTTGGGGTATGATTTTGTCAAATACTTTTATATCGTTCATACTTGATTGAAATTTTTACGTAGTTGCAGTGCTGAATCAATGTCTTGCAGTCCAAAAGTACGCTCGCATTCATGACAATCCCAACATTGGCTGCGGCAATTTGTTAGTAATTTTTCAAGTTTTTGTCCTGGTTCTGTTGACCATATGCCGTTGTATACTTTGTATGACGTTCGCCAATCTGGTCCTGCTGTTCGTGTATCAATCCAGCCAGGCACCCAGTCGTGCATGGGAACTAAATTGTTCTCTACAATTTCATTGAAATCATTTGCATAGATAGTTTTACTAGGCAACGATACTGCTTGAGAAAATTTGCTAGGTGGTGCATAAAACCACACTGCTTTTAAAAACTCAGATTCAGCTGGCAGATGAAATGGATTTGTTAATCTACCTGAATATTTGAATATGTCCACTAGATCTGCAAACTTGTGCAAAGTAGATGCATCGTTGGCTATAATGTTGACTCCTGAACGAGGAGTTTCTGCAAACTGTGGCATTCCTCTCCAGCCATTGCAGGTCATATCAGCTGGTCCTGAAAAATACTTAGTGCCAATAACTTCACCAACGCTGTCGTGTTCTTTCTTGAATGGACAATGATATATGCAGGCCTCTGCTACCAGCAAACTGGTCAGCAACTTTTTCTTGGGATTCATGCTGTTGAGATAATCTTGTGCTCGCTTGATTCGTTTTAGTTCTCGAATATTTCGATTTAGACTGCGATCCAACAACACAGTATTATATCCCAAATATGCATAATCAACAAATTGTTGTGCGTCAAACACAATTTGATTGACTGTACTTTTCCAACGCATGTCTGGACAACGGTCTTGCAATGCGCCAGTACGCATGATGTGTTCACTACTCATGGTGCAACTTCTTAGGCCTCTATCATAATAGCTGCCAATCCATTCAACAAATTGTTTAGTAATGTGTGGATCAAACGCAACTTCGTGTGGCACTTCGACTGTGTTGAATGTTAGGCTAATTTCTAGTCCAAGCTCTTCTTGAAGTTTGAACAGATAATCAATTTGTTCGTCCGACGCTTCAACTCCCATAGGGTTGCCGCAACGACGGTTTTGTCCGTTGTAAACGTAGTTGAAATATTTTCCAAAATACACATCATGTATGTTTGCAATGTATTCCGGAGTTGCATTCTTCATCAACTGATAGAATGTCTTTGCATGTTCGCCGTGAAATTTATCAAAATGCGCTACTGAAAAGCGATTATTGAAGGTCATAAGTTGTATTGGTTAGGGGTTGTTTTGCGTAGCCTCAACGTATGCCTGATTCCAGGCATGTACTGCTGCTGGATCATCTTTGGGAATTGCTGCCTTGACTTCAGCTATGTGCGTGGCCCACGGTCCTGTTACACTTATAGTACCAGTGGCTGAAATTTCTTTAAACAACATATCTAATTGATCGCCGGTTGAACCATACCCAATTCCTCGAGCAACTTTGTATCCTTGCTCAATAAAAACTGGATCATCAACAATAGAATACTTTACTACTACACTTGCATCAACATCCCATTTGTCAGCTTCGGTAGTATCGTCAGGAACATCGACCCACACAAAGTTTTCGTGTACTTCAAATTCTTCGCCAACAGCAACCACTTGACAGATTCTGCCGGGTTCATTGTAGTGTAATAATGCTTTTTTCATTGTATCGTCCTAAATTATTTATAGGTATAAACCAGCACCGAGCCATTTTCTCCGCCGCCTCCGGTTCCGCTTTCATCAGTTCTGCCGCCCGGCCCTCCTGCGCCAAATGCACCGTTGTATATTTTGGTAGCTGTTGCTCTGGAGAATGGTCCGCCGCCACCAAAGTAGCCAAATCCACCACGGCCACCGGACCAGGTGTTCACCAAGTTGGTATGGCCGCTGCCCGCTCCTCCACGCAGATTTACGTTGCCTCCGGAGCCAAGTCCTCCAAAGCCGCCTGAGTGCGCAGAATACGAATTTGAACCACCACCTCCGGTGGCAGTGGCATATGCTCCAAAACTGGTGGTGCCGCCACTGCCTGCGGCTGCATAATATCCGACACCAGCACCAGCAGCACCAATTGTTACTGCCACTGAATTTACTGAGGTTGTGTCAATTCTGGTCTCAGCATAGCCGCCGGCTGCGCCCGATTCGCAATAACCTGCTGCTCCACCACCTGCTCCTATTAATTTGACCACTGCTGTTGATCCTTGAATTTGTGTACATGCCCCAAAATACACATTGTTCAGTGATCCTCCTCCATGCGATGATGCTTGAATTTTTAATCCGGTTAGCCCGGAAACAGCAACAACTCTAATTGGGCGAGTTCCTGCTGCATCTGCGTAGTATCTGATATAGGCACCATCATAGGTTACTCGACCCACTGTGGTGGTATCGTATCGCCCAAAACCGCCAATAGAACTGCCACTTTCGTAGATATAGAGACCACCGTCTGCACTAAAATACAATGCATATTCAATTGCAGTATAGCTAACCCCAGGAGTTCTGGTCAGCCCAATCATCCACCAAAGATTTGTTTGACTGGGCGTTCCTTGTGCAAACACATTGGTTCCTGATTCGGTACTGTAAGCAGATCCATTCCAGTCCTGTGTGGCCACTGAATCTGTGATGGTATATGGACTTGCCCCCGAAACACTGATTCCTGTGCCAAGGGTGTTCCAGGTTACAGCGGCCGGGCTTGTGGTCGGAACACTAGGGGTCCAGGTAAAACTTGTGCCACCTGACGTGATAGTTGATGGATATGCTGATACTGATAATAGTGCGCCCAGATCAGCAGTGCCGGTCACATTGGTTGTTTGTGTTGTACTGTTGGGAAATTGAATTCCAGTTGTTGTTAGTATTGTTGGCATAATTTACTGTTATTTGTATGCATAAACTATGGCCAGGCCGTCGGCACCAGTGGCACCCAGTGTGCCTATTTCACCAATGCCGCCGCTGGCACCTGATCCAGGAGCTGCACTAAAATTATCAGTATTGTTGGCTCGTGTTTTTCCGCCAGGGCCACCATAATAACTGCTGCCGCCTGCAGAACCTTGACTATGACTGCCATGATTAGCATGTCCGGTACCCGAGCCTCCATAGATATTTGTTTGACCACCTGTTCCTAAGCCACCTTGGCCGCCAGCATGGTTAAGCCATCCGTTGGCACCTTGGCCACCAGTGGCACTGATGTATGCTCCAAAACTGGTGGTTCCACCTGTTCCAGCAACCGCATTATATGATATTGCTGTTCCTCCACCACCTACTGTGACTGTGACCACTGTTCCTGCGGCTATAGAAAACATGCCTTCGGCAAACCCGCCGCCGCCACCTGATTCACAATAGCCTGATGCGCCGCCACCGGCGCCCACCACTTGCACCAGCACTTTGGTAGCTCCAGTAGGCACAGTATAACTGCCAGTGGCAGCAAATTGTGTTATTGATATACAGGTGCCTAGATCTGTGCCAACGGTTGTTTGTTCTGTTCCGTCAAAACTAATGCCTGTTGCTGTTAATGATACTGCCATGATTTATTAAGTGTATGCGTAAACTTGTACCAGGCCAGCCCATCCTGTGGTTCCAGTGGTTCCGTTGTTGGTGTTAGCGCCCGGTGCGCCAGCGCCCGGTGCGCCAACAGGCACAAATTGATTGTAATGGTGTCTGCATCCGTTGCCGCTGCCATAAAATCCTGCACCACCTTTGCCCATACCGCCGCTTCCGTGGCTATTGGCATGACCAGAACCGCCACCACCGGTTAGATTGGTATCGCCGCCCGAGCCAATGCCTCCTGAGCCGCCTGTATGATTATATTGAGAATTAGCTCCTGCTCCGCCAGTGGCTGTAACATATGAGCCAAAGCTGGTGGTGCCACCGGCGCCTGCGGCTGCATAATATCCCACAGCGCCGCCACCGCTGCCCACTGTAACTATTACTGTGTTTCCTGCTGCCAATAATATTCGCTTTTCAGCATAGCCACCTGCGCCGCCTGACTCACAATAGCCTGCACTGCCGCCGCCACCGGCTTGCAACTTGACCAAAACAAATCTGCAATTGGCAGGGGCAGTGTAGGTTGATACTCCACTGCTGTAGGTGGTGATAGATATCAATTGACCTTGATCTGTGGTGGTGCTGTATGCACCGGTTTGTGTTGTGCTGTCTGGAAACGTTACAGTTCCATTACCTAAGGTAACTGCCATTTATTTTTCCTTCAATGCGTTTAGTTCGACCCTGAGTTCTTTGACTGCTTCAATCAACAAAGGAATCAATTTTTCATACTGCACTGTTAGATAGTTTTGTCCAGACTTGCTGGTACCATCTGGTGCAATATCAAACGGTGCCGGTTTTACAGCTTCTGGTTGTGCATTTTCCACATCCTGCGCATAGACACCAACTTGATGATCATAGTTGTTGTATCCATACGTTTCGGCCAATTTGTTTTGTGTGTATATCACACCTATCATCATGTCAACTTTGTCTAGTGCATTCGTGACACGAGCAACTTCAGTTTTCAATCGTCGATCTGAATAGAATGCTGTTACTGCATTGGTTGCTCGTATTTCGCCGGCGGTGCCAGACGGTGTTGTTCCTACTCCAAGCGATGTTGTTATAGATACGTTATTGCCAGTGATGTTGCCAGTAGCCGACAATAAACCTGTGGCATATGCTCCTGTGGTTGCTACCACCACAACATTTGATGTGCCACCCACCCCCATTGTGATATTGCCATTGGAACTGACAACTGTGACGTTTGATGTGCCAAGATTGATGTTGGCCACACTGGTGATGACACCAGTTAACAATGCACCGTTGCCAAGAATATAGTTACCAGTAACATTACCAACAGCACTCAATGTAGTTCCAATTGACGCACTGCCGGTTATGTTTAAAACGTTGCCGGATATGTTCCCACCTGGTTCTGTGCCAACGGTCCAGGCTGTTAGTGTACTGTTGTATGTGTACACAACACCATTGACTGTTGCTGTTTGCCCATTGGTTGGTGAGGTTGGAAATGCCATTATAATCTTCCTACTACTATTTCGATTGTGCCAACATCAGTGCTGTTGTAACTTTCCACTGCTTTGCCAATGATCACACCTGGTTGATAGTACCGCATGTCCAGGCGTTCAGCAACACCTGCTCGATTGCTGGATACCACTCGATCACCAGCAGCAATCGGCCCAATCACCTGACAAGGTACACGGCCAATCAGGCCAACGTCCACAGTGTATTCAGAAACCAAGCCTGAGTTCATCACATGAGCAGGATTGGTAGATACCACTCCGGCAATTCTAGCATCATGACTTTGAGTGCTGATGGTTACTTCTTGACTGCCGCCAAATACCAGCACAGTGCCCGGAGGATATTCGGCATCTGATTTGTAGACTTCGGCCAAGTCAGCATACAGTGCTGTGGTTGCTTGGGCAAATAGTCTATTGAAATAGGTACCTGAGCTACCAATATTACCCACTGCATTGCCTGCGCCATTCACAATGGCAGTGGCTGCTGCACCTGAGTTCACAGTGAGTATGCCTGTTGTGGCCACATTGCCGCTGGTGATGTTGCCTGTTGTGGCCACATTGCCGCTGGTGATGTTGCCTGTGACTGCTAGGGTGCTAAAACTAGTTGGATAACTTTGATCAACCCAGAAATTGCCGGTGCCATCATTTGTGTACTGATACTTGATGTCAGTAAACGAGTTGTACCAAAAATCGCCAGGGGCTGCGTTGCCTGGTGCAGTATTTGCCACTGTGGTCCATGTTATGCCGCCGCCACCAGATGATGCTATGCCTGTCAGCAAGGATCCGTTGCCAACAAAGTAATTGCCAGTCACGTTACCAGTGACACTCACAGTGGTTCCAGTAAAGCTGGCTGTGTTTACGCTTGTGGTGAACAAGCCAGTGGTGGCAGTAACGGTGCCTGATGTGTTAACAAATGGAGCCAACGAGTTACTGGTAGCTGTGCCAGTGTTGGTCACAGTGAAATTATTGGTGGAACTGTCAGTCAAGAAGCCAGCACCGTTGACAGTGTTCAATAACAAACTGGTACTTGTGCCTGTTATGGCTGCACTTGGGTTGCCATTTTGATTGGCGCTCTGTGTACTTGATAGTGGAGCCGTTGCCGGAGTATATGCACTGGTATAGACACCTATGCCTTTTACTATTCGTACCGTAGAAACATAACCGGTAAACAGTTCTGAAACATCGCCACGACCGCCTATGCCCACAGCATTGGCATTGTTGTACAAGGCAGATCCGTTGGTGATGGTTGTGACCAATGCACCATTCAAGAACAACCGCATGGCTGTGCCTGATCTAGACACTGCCGCAGTGTTCCATGCATTCAAGGATACTGCACCCATACTGACCGCACTAGCAACGTCCCAGCTTGAGCCGCTGCTGGATGAATAAAATAACAATGTAGTTGAGGAGTTGAAAGTAAAATAATACGGCTGAAAAACGCCAGCTGCACCCTTGGACAATACTGTGTCAAATCCAGTCGGAGTTGCGGTTATATAGAACCAAAATTCAATAGTAAAGTCGCCGGGCATTTCAAATACAGCATTGTCTGGCACAGTTAGGACCTGAGTTGTACCATTGAATAACACGCTGCCAGAAGGTACACTTACTCCGCTGCCGGCTGTGACATTGCCGGCTGTGACATTGCCACTTACTGCCAAGGCACCCAGTGTACCAACTGAAGTAATATTTGTTTGTGCTGCTGTTGCCAATGTTCCTGTTAATGCAGTGCCACTCACATTACCGCCTGTGATGTTGCCTGTGACACTGACCACAGCACCTGTATGACTTGCTACATTTACAATGTTAGTGAACATGCCATTGTTGGCTGTGACATTACCTGTGACACTGACCACAGCACCTGTATGACTTGCTACATTTACAATGTTAGTGAACATGCCATTGTTGGCAGTTACGTTGCCTGTGACACTGACCACAGCACCTGTATGACTGGCCACGTTCACAATCGTGGTAAACATACCATTGTTGGCTGTGACGTTACCGGTTGCTGATACCAGTCCCGTAGTGGTTACGTTGCCGCCAATGACATCGCCAGTTCCTAGGCTAACACCAGTGGCAGTGGCACTGATACTCTGAGTACCCAACTCAATTGTGTTGCCTGCTAGATATAGAGTATTCCATCTCTGAGTGGGTGAACCCAGGTTGTATGTGACATTGGCACTTGGCAACAAGTTTCCAAGCACGTTGCCCGAAACACTCAAATTTACTGTGTTGATTGATGCACCGCTGCTGATATTGCCCGTG